GTAAAATCAAATACAAATCAGGCAAGGGTGTCTCTTTTAAATACCAGGGCGCTGATTGTGATTATCCAGTTATTAAAGATAACCGTCCTGTCTTTGTTGCGTCGCCTGGTGTGAGCATTGAGCATACCCCCACATACAATGGCATAAAAATAGACATAATTCTTGATAATCCTGAAACAGCCCCTGCAATATTTAAATTCAGCATTAAGGAATATGGTGGTAAATATCAATATCTAGAAACATCAAATGGTGGCATCATTATGCGTGGAGATGATGGTGCAGATATCATTATTAAACCGCCATATGCAATAGATGCAGTTGGGAATATAGGCCCCGTTACCTTAACTCTCGGGCAAGTTGAAAACGGTTATCAGACGATTATTAAAACAGTCGATGAGGCATGGCTGAAAAGTGCAGCAGGACCGGTGAGAATAGACCCATATGTTTTAATAGATGATGTTAGCGGTGTTTTTATAGACACAATGTTAAATAGTTCTAACCCATCTGCCAATCTTGGTGTAACACCTATATTGATGGCGCACAAGTACTCTCCTGCTTCAAATGAAAACACGATTTTGACAAAAATAATTATGACTTCTTTGTCCGGGGCTACAGTATTAAGTGGCTATCTCGCCGCTACTACCAGTGCCAGACTTGGCAACGGATACAATATTGATATTTATAAAATTGTAAAAGGTGAATGGATTGAGGGGACAAAGAATAACACCACGGCAACCACCGACGAACCGACATGGTATGATTTTAAATATGGTCAGGAAACATGGAATACAGGAGGGTGTCGCGGATCAGGCACGGATAGAGCAGTAGCCGCAGAGTCGAGCACTTTTGTCGGTAGTACAGGGCTACACACGTTTAATTTAACAGCCCCTACATTGCAAGATCATATAGACAATCCTTCCTCAAATTATGGTTTCGTGTGGGATACTGAAGATGCCGCTCCGGGAGAGTATGAACAGTTTTTTTCCAGCGAATCGGGTGTGGGGGACCTTCCTTTTTTATACGTAACTTTCATTGAAAACATTATCGGTCATCATGGTATGGATGGCGGCTTTAGACAATTAGCTGGAGGCATTAACCAATGAATATATCTATAGGGTCAACGGACATATCAGTTTATTTTCATTTACGAACCGACACCGACGGCAAGTCAAAAACGGGCCTGCTTTATAACTCCGCCGGTGCCATTGCGTCATACGTTCGATCCCGCGCCGTCAGAGCAAATATTCCTCTTGTTGCACTAAGCGATGCAGATGACCCTCATAGTGACGGTGGTTTCATCGAAGTAGATGGAGTAAACACAAAAGGTCTTTATCGCCTCGATGTGCCTGACATTGCCTTTTCTTCAGGCGCTCAAGAGGTGATTATACATATTGGTTTTACAGGTGTATATGAAGAGAGTTTACGTGTTGAGTTATCAACTCCGCCGATAACAGTTACTGCCGGGGGTGGAACGGTTACCCCGGCTTATGCCGAAGAAGGGGAAACGTCCCAGATCGTCCAGGGCGATGTCGTCAATATCGCCCGTTATCTGGTAGGTGACTATTCCACCAAGCGTCTCTTTTTCGGTGCAAAAGGGTCCACTGGCGACACTACCTATGCCGTCAGTGTTAGGGAATGCACAAATATATCCTACGATTCCGGCACAGGTCTTACCTCTTATACCATCCCCTTTGTCGCTGCCGACACAAAGACATCGACCCCTGCCGTTTATAAAGGAGAAACTGAAGTGAGAGACGCCGACGGTGTGAGCAATCCCGTAACTGGTGACAGGTTTGATCTTGATGTTATTGGGGAAATAGTGACTTAAAGAGGGGGGGGGTGTAATGGGCGAAGATGATTATGTTACAGAGGCTCGATGCAAAGAGAGGTGTAATAATATGAGCAATAAAATTGCCAGTGTTGAGCAAATTTCAAAAGAAGCCGACAACGGACTAAAGGAATGGCTGGGTAAGATTGATAACCGACTATGGTTTCTCGTATTTCAAGGCTTTGCTACTCTCCTGACAGTTATCGGGCTAATCATTACCATTGTCTCATTGATAAATAAATGACTTGGCCAGCCTCGCTATTTTTATCGATGGTGGACCTGATAAAAGAAAAAGCCCCTTTTCAGGGGCTTTTTTTATGCGTCAAAACTACTATGAAAAATACTACTTTTTTTCAATTCTACTACAAAAAGTACTATGTTTTTCATGTCACAAAAGGCAACTAGGTATCACAAAATATCAGCAAAAACAAAGCAATATCAAACGCGCAAACCCTACAAACAAAGGCTAGAAACAATAAAAGGCCTGTGAAATACAGACCTTTTGTTGTTTCTATAAATGGGGTGAGTGATGGGACTTGAACCCACATCATAAAGGCTATTTATGCTTTTATTTCAACATGTTACAAATCAACAATTATTCACCTACTACGATTTATACTAAACTTCAAATGCTCGGCACGATGGGCACAGCCCATCATTAAGAATTGACATACAAAGACTACTACACGTAATTGGTTGTGCCATAGACTGGTTATTTATTTCACCTACTAACAAACAACCTTATGGATGGAATTAATTAATGAATACTGTTTGAAAGTGAGTATCGACGATTTAAGCTAAGGTGCCGAACAAAGCGAAGCTTTGAGAGGTCCCAGTGAGCGCATGGTTAGGCATGGCCGGAACTAGCACTATGATCACCGACTTTACCTGCAAGTAACGCTGCTAATGACACCAATATAATAGGTGGTATAAAAAAATATGGGTGGGAAATTGGACTTATAAAACCTTCAATTACCATAGCCACCATAGGTAGAACCAGCAATAAACTTGGCAACCACCAACGAACATGCAAAAACCTTACAGCTAAATAGGGCGCGACGATTGCCAAAACTGCTGTAAATAGGATAGCTCTAACATTTGTATACTCTCCATAAGACCACATGACACTAAAACTTGATATCATTACAACTGCACTCACAGATAGTAAGAATAAAATTCCGATTATCTTTTTAAGCTTAATTGCCACTTTCCGTTCCAAAATGCCTAACCTATGATTATACCGCACTTTTGCGGTTTAGTATTTTCAGCTAAGTAAGTTTAACCATATTGTTCTAGAAATTGCAACTTTCCAGTTGAAAGCTGCCACTTTTAAAGGAAGGGTGTTTTTAACACTTACAGGAAGTAGTGTTCTATAAGATAAGCAAAAATAAAACTACGGCATTTCAAAATCCATGTCGATTTCAGGAGCATGGTCCGGGGTGATGACATGGGCGTAGGCTTTTGTGCTCTGGATGTCCCTATGTCCCGCTCTTTCTTGTGTATATCTAAGGTCACCTTTAGACCTTTTTAACACTTCTGAAATAAAGGTGTGGCGGGCATGATGGAGGGATAGTTTAGGGTCTACACCGGCGCGAAGGATGATTGTTTTTATTACGGTGCTAATCACGTTGATAGAGATAGGTGCCTCTCCCCCGAAAACGAAGCTGCCCTCCCCTCCCCTACTATTATATAGAGTCTCCAGGACGGCCCTCAGTTGTCCTGGCATAACGACAGTGACCGTATTGCCGCTTTTTGTGGTAAAGTCAGCCTCTCCCTCGATCTCTTTCCCCTGGGAATGAACAAGGCCGTTCTCGAAGTCAACATCTCGCTCCCATTCCAGAACGCGGAGTTGACCGCGACGGAACCCCGTATAAAGGGCCGTCATAAAAAGTTCGTATCCGTAGCCATGGGCAAGGTGTTTATTCTCTCTTGCTGACTGGATAATCGCCTTGACTTCATCCTTTGAATAGGCCCGGCGGAGTTTCTTCTTTTTTACCTTGACGGTGATCTCTCTGGCGACATTCTTCTCTACCATACCCAGCTTGACGGCCTTATCTATAATCATTTGCATGACGAGCAGTTCTTCCTTGATGGTCTTGTCGGAAACTCCTTTTTTTACAAAGGGACTGATTTTGTGAGGATGAACACGGGCACCGCTTTTCCTGTCGGCAATGTATTGTTCCACGTCGCGGCTTTCCAGTGTTGACAATCCCTTCTCTTCGAGCCAGGCCTTTATTTTTTCGGCCCTTACTTTATTAACCTTATGTGTCGCCGGGGTGCTCTTGATTTCCGATGTAAGGAGATAATCATCTACGGCCCGACTGATATCTTCAGCAGCGATCTTCCTGCCGCCGTTGAGGGCGTCGGCTTCGGCCTGGGTAATATATTTCTTGTTGAGGTAGTAAATCACCTCTTCCTTTGTGACTGACCCCTGCCGGGAATGGTTCTCCAGGTCGCTCACATCGGACAGGATATCCTGAGCGGCATATTTGCGCTTGCGGGTTTTGCTCTTATCAATATAAGTGCCGTCGGGAAAAAAAACCCGATAGACAACCTGGTATCCGTGGATTTTATGCGGGTAGAGATGAGGCATTTTGTTAATTGATTATTTTATCGTCCAGACAACTATTGATAATTCTTCTGCAACAACCAAGAGCCTTTTTAAATACCTGTCGTCTGACTCTTTTTCCATAATAATAATAATGCCGGGTTGCCGGTTTGTCTGATATGCGTAATAGAGTGATTGCCCTATTGCTTCAGCCCACTTATCAGCAAAATCAACCTCTATTGCATATTTTTCTGTCAGACAATCCACACGGGTTTTATCGGGTAGCTTATATTCAATAATACCGTTTTGCTCTTCACACCATTTTTTCTGATACCATTTTTCAGGATGCAGCCTTCCGGCAAAACTATTTAACGGCAAACATAAAATGATAAATAAAAATCCATTAACGATGAGTTTATAGCCCTGAATGGTCCACCTCTTTAGAAATAACAGTCATTTTTTCTTTTTCAGCTAGTTTTGATAATTCCGGGTCAACATATGTGATCATTAATTCCACCTCAGTGAAGCCCCTACACATAAGCATAATTGCTTTACCCCCACTCATCAGCTTAGAAGTGCCAGTTATCTTGTCAGAGGGGCCAGAGTGGTCTGTTATGAGATATTTTTTTTTAAGGAGTTCTGCTATTGTTTTAGATTCTTCTTTGCAGTCATAGGTGGACGTTCTTTTACCGGAAGCTGAAATCATGTATATTTTTTTTGTGACAGGAGTTAGTGACAGAGCATAAAATTCAAATGTCTTATAAGGTTTTGGCGGTTTAACAGCAACAGTCAAAGTACCGGGTTCGGAATTTTCAACAAGAACCTCATCTTTTTTGTCATATGACCCCCCAAATTTATAACCAAAAGCACCCTCTATAGCCTTAAGCGCGTAGGCCTTGTCACTCAACAAAACCAACATAACCAACAAAAAAACTCTTCTCATAACACCCCTCCGATTTTTATTTGATGGGCGGTGCCCATTTTGCGCTCTCTAGCAATTAATCAATTTCTTGAGATTCTTTTTTCTTCCGCTGTTTTTCTGGTAAATAATCATTAACGTTTTCTCTTAACCATTTGTCGCGTTTTTCATTGTCGGGCATACTTCGCTTAATAGCTCTATTGAGTTCTGCTACAATCTCATTAGTACCTATTTGATTTTCTTTTGCAAAATTACCTTTCCAGGCAAGCTGGAGATAGCTGATTTTAGAAAGTGATAAACCTAACTGCCGTAATTCTTGTTCAGTTTTTTTAATAAGGTTTGCTGTTTGCTGTGCTTGTGCTGCTGCATCTTGCGCTTGACTGCGGGCCTCTTTTGCCTCAGCTACAGCTTTTTGCGCCTCAATGCGTTGCTGACGTGCTTCGACAAACTGAAGACATGCTATAATTATTAAAATTAAAGCGCCAACCACCCCAATTTTGTCAAATATTACCCAAACCGTTCCCTGATGTTTTTGGCAATGGGGACAAACCGAAGCCTCCCTATCGATCACCAGCTTACAATGACGGCAAAGTCGTTCACTTGAAGTTGATTCATCACTCATTTCATTCATTGGCTATTTGATGGGTTTCACCCATCCTACGCTTGCTACGCTTGTTGCTTACAGTTTTGTCAAATCATTAACAAAATCAACATTCCGCTTCATATACGAAACATATGAAGTCCCTACGGTTGTCAAGATATATTTCTCTTCTTTGAATTCAACCAAGCCTACTCTCACAGGATAAGAAATATACATACTCCAATCCCACCCACTCCACACATCAGAGGCATTCTTGATTAAGTTATAAAAATATAACTTGATGTACTGTTCTGACACGCCATCATTATTAGAATACATCTCACTGAATAGGTCATATTGAGACCTGAATAACACCTTATTTATAAGAGCAAACCTCAACCCTACCTGAGATAGAGATAAGTCCCTAGTCAATATCTCGATCTTTTCATTGTCATCAATCTTCAATTTTTCAAGTTGAGCATTAAAATCGTCATAGAGCTTCTCACTATACGGCGTACTGTTCGCCTTTTGCTTCTCCTTCATAGTCTTAAGGTCTGCATTATCCTGCAACTCACTGACTTCATCACGTATAGGTCCTTTTATTTTCTCACTTTGTCTGGTAGTGTCAAATTTGGTTGTAATACCTGAAGGTCCAACTGAGACTTCTTTCACGTCAGCATTGCCAAAAAAACTTGAGATCACACTTATTATTTTACCTTTAAAATGCCATCCTAAAATTAAAACGACTACTGGCCACGCTGCTTTTTCTATCAAATCAACTATTAATTCTGGTGTCCAACCTGAAACTTGCTTTGTTACTTCTGAAGTTGTGCTCTCCATACCTATCCTTTCTGAAACTTTCCCCTGAAATCATAACAAACCTCCACCCCTGTCGCGACACATATTGCTATATCTGCGACATATATTGCCTGTTGCCGTTTTTTACCGGTTTTTCCTTAGTGGCGTCCTGTGTCGGTAACTTCCAGCTTTTTAACAAAGCCATTCAGAGAACCTGCCAGGAACTGGAGCTGTGCTTTGTCGGCGGGTCCCAGTTCTATCGTTTTAATAGTCTCTTTTCTTTTTCTCCGCATGACTACAAGGCAGAGAGAAAGGGCCAGAACGGCCTCGGCAGCAAGCATGTTCTCAGTATTTTTATCCAGTATTTCGATGATGGTCGGTGGTGTGGTTGCCGGTGGTGGTGTGATCGGTGATGATGTAGTCTGGATATGTTGGTTAAGGTTTGCGGCGGCCTGATCCATTTTTATTAGATCAGTGATTTCCAGGCAGCCTGACAGCAGGCTGGCCAGCAGTGCTAAAAACAAAACTTTAGTTACCCCATTTTTCGCAGTTCCTCCTCCATGTATGTTTTCTTGAAGTCGTCATAAGCTTCTTCAACCTTATTCTTGTCGGCACTCTCTGGCATGGTGGAGATATAAGTTTCTATAGCACTGACCACGCCCATTTGGATATTTGCCGGAAGGGTTTCAAAAAGCTTGTTCAACTTCCTGTTAAGAATTGAGACAGGAGGGTTGCCATAAAGTTCACTTTCATTTTGCTCTTTTGTTGTGGGCGGTTCTTGAGGCTTTGCCTCTACATACTTTGTGCCGTCCTTTTCTTCTACCCACTGGAAGAGGTGGCCAAAGCGGTATTCGATGGCCAGCCACACTGTTTTACTCACCGGTGAAAGGTTTTTTTCATAATTTAAAATCGTACTCGGACCACCCGCACCTATTTCTTCAGCAAACTTAGTTCCGCTTAACCCTGTGATTTCACGTATTTTTTTTATTTTTTCGGCATCAGTCATAAAATATTAATTCCCAGTTTGTAAATAATAGTTGACATTTCCCAATTTGGGATTTATGCTTTTAGTTAAGAAGAGAGAAAAACTCTCACAAAAAATTAAACCTTCAAACCAAAGGGACGCTAAACATGGAACAATTTATAAATAAAAAAATTTATTACAGACCGCCGTTCAATACCATTCTTCAATCTTCAAAAGTTATTGCTACTCAAGAGCTGGCTAATCGCAAGGGCGACAAGGTCATGCTGCTTGAGTTGGAAAACGGTGAAACCATCGGCGCAGACAGCTGTTATTTCGAGCCGACAGCCTGAGCCAGTTCGCGGATCGCCTCTGCAACATCGGAGAGCGAGTCTGCAATTTTTTCGTTTGATTCTTTAACCTGCATGGTCAAGCCTTCTATCGCACCGAGTGCTGTATCTCCTCTGTCAATATTGCCCATGCCGAGCAAACGTAAACTTTTAGCAATACTATAAAGAGCTTCAGATGTAAGCTCATCTTTCTCGTTTTCATTTGACATTACCACCACCTCCGGGATTCTGAAATTTTAAACCATTAATCAAAGGGACGCTAACCTTGAAAAGATTTAACCAGAAAATCACATCAAACAGCTTGAGGCCGGAGGCCGAGGGTTCTGGATTAGCGTCCCTCCCCTCTATTCTGGCCGCAAGAAACCTTAGATTGAGCGGCCCTGCCGAAACGTTAGCCGGACGTTGCAGGGTCGCTCTTTCCAATTTAGCACAAGTTATCTTCATAAAAAAACCTTTTTTCTCTCTCATGAGTTTAAGTATAGGGGTCGTGGGTTCCATAGATCAATTACACAATATCCCTAAAAATGTAATGGTGGTTAACAATGGATAGCTGGGAAGCGATAAAAAAGTGCGTCGGACCTTTATCTGAATTATTCGCCAAACCCCTCAGACTTTGCAAGAGTTCTATCGATAGATGGATGCGCCCTACTGATGACTATACTTCGACGGGTTCACTTAATCCTGTAGACAGGGTAGAGGAACTTATTCACACCTCTTTAAAGCTCCAGAAAGATTACCCCAAATTACAACCCTTTGCCCCTCTTGAATATCTGGAACACCAATTCAAACGGGTTGCCATTGAACTACCCACTATTGACGAATGTGACGAACCGAAAGAACTGATCAGCAAGACACTCCCTGCGCTGAAAGAAGCCGGTGAGTTTATTTCTGTCTTAACTGCCTCTATCGAGAGCGGAGATATTGACCGTGACGAGCTAAAGCAGATTAATAAGGACGGATGGGAAGCTATCGAGGCAATTCTTGTTTCCATGAAAATATCGAGCCTTAATTGCAAGGCGAACAGGGGCAGGCGGTAGATATGAAAGCCGAAGAACTCAAATATTACACCATCGAGGAAGCGGCAGAGATAGCCGGATGCGCTATCCCTACCCTTCGCAAGGATATCAGGAAAGGGAATATTTCCTATCGCCAGCGGGCAAGGGGGACGGAGATCACCATTGATCATGCCGACCTTGTTGATTACATCAACTGGAAGCGAGGCACCCGCGTGGAGGCAACCAGGAAACCTGCGAAGCATAAGAGACGACTGGCGGTGGTGTCATGATTGACGATTTAGATGTTAAACCGACCTGCGTTAACTGTGGGGGAATATCAGGATATGTGAGCGGGTCAACGCCGAGGGAGTTTTGTTCCTCGGCCTGTCGTGAGGAATGGATGGAATTAAACGATGTTAAAGCGGATGTTTTATCCGCGAGAGAGCATACACTCAGGCAATCACTCATTGCTCAAGCCAAAGAGGGCAGCAGAAATGCTATCAGGATTTTAAAAGTCAAGTATGGGCTGTGTGAGTTGGTTCTGGGTGGGGTGAGGATAATTTAAACCAGTTTCTCGCGCAGAGACGCAGAGGAAGAAAAGGGGGACGCTATGAAAAGGAAAATCAGGAAGGCAAAGAAGGCATACAACATCTTTGATTTGCTGCGAGGGATTTTCAGGTTGTTTACTTCGGATGAAAAAAGGGGGCGGGTATGAGGATATTGATTATTGATGACAGAGAAGACATGCGGAAAATAATGGGTCGGCTGTTTAAAAGCAAGGGATATGACATTTATCTGCATACTTCGGCAACGGGAGCGGAAGCTCTAATGAGAGCTTGTGCGGCTGACTTACTCCTGACAGATCATGACCTCGGCCCGCATTCAGATACAGGTCTTTCACTGGCAAAGCGGATGAAGAAAAAGGGCCGTAAAGTGATCATCATGTCAGGTAATTTTGACGCTCAAGACGAGGCTGTGCTTTATGACATCCCTTTTTATTTGAAATCCGACCCCATAGAGAACCTTTTTTCAATGATAGAGGAGGAAGTTAATGGACAAGGAACAGCCAAAAGAGTTTCAGCAGTTCAGGGCCTTTGAGCCGTCACCAACGGAAGGGAGAATTTGTTGTTTTTGGAGTGAAGAGCCTAACACCCCTATTCCTATCAGTGAAGCAAAACTCAAGTATGAAAAGGGGAATTTAATGTGTGATAACTGCAAAGCTTGCCAGGGACATAAATGAACGAAAAGACGCTCCTTAAAATCAATCTGGCCCATGCGGGGCATTTTGACGTAATCGAAAGGATGGAGGATGACGGAATAGAGCCTTTCAGGTGGACTTGGTTGATTAAGGACTCATTAGGCGAGGTTTTCAGGCCGGCTTTATGGCTGGTTTTAATCATAGCATTATGGCGAGCGGCCATAAACGCGTAACGCCTCCTTTTATACCCCGCCCACAGAGGCGGGGGCTTTTTTAGAACCTTTCGGCAAAGAGATATTAATACACTAATAAAGCAACAAGGCCGGAGGGTTCTAAAAAGGCAGGTTAACAAACAGGGACACAGGGGATGGGTTGGAGAAAGAGAAAAATAGTGATGCTTTTATTGATTTGCTTCCTTTTTAGTGGCTGCGCTGCCCGCTCATGGACGAAGAAAGAGAAGATTTATGGCGCTATTTATGCCGGATTGGCGGCTATCGATGCGGGTCAGTCTAATGACATCATGTATCACTCAAAAGACAAATGTTATCAAGAAACACCGTCATATAGAAGGTGTGAATATTCACGGTATGAACGGAATCCCATCATAAACGGGCGATCATCAGACCAGGTTAATTTCTATTTTCTCACCTCCGTTCTTATGACTCTTTCCGCCGCTGACTATTTTGAGAAGTATCGTGAAGAGATTCTTGCCGGTGGTGTGATCTGGGAACTCGGGTTTGTTCAGGGGAATTACCAGCTCGGTGTCGGTGTGAGGTATTGATGCAAGGCACAGACACTCTCATAAAAAGAGCACAACTGACCGCTGAAATTAAACACCTGGAAAACAGCATCCGGCGGCATCACCGAATCATAGGGGCCCTGCAAGTGAGGGGCATGGATGCGCAGGACAAACTCAACAAACTGGAGAAAATGGAGGGGGAGAAATGAAGAAATCACACGCTTTTAACGTACTCAGTGATCAGGTCTGCGCGGTTCATGGCTGCAGGCGAAAGTTGAAGCTCCGCCGGGTGCAGGAACATAGCGACACGCTTTGTTATCGCTGCCAGCAAAAGAAGCGCAAGGCGTCAGGCCGGAGTTTTAGAAACCTTAAGAAGGCTTATGCACACGCCTGAAGATAAAGGGGAGGTTGTTGTTATGGCAGGGGAAAAGAAAGTAATAGCTTTTGATACGCAAGAAGCGGACGAGATTTTCACGGACATTAATTGCCTGATGGTACTCTCTGCGCAAGCGGGCGGGCTGGACTGGCTGCAAAGGGAAAGAACGGTAGATTATTACGAACTGAAGCTTGCCCTTGCTAACCTGGAAGCGGCTTTGATTAAAGCCGATCATGACGAGTTCTATAAATACGCTAATGAGCTAAATGAGCGCATTCCCGCAGCAAGGGAAGCACATACTGAATACCTTAAATTAAACAGGGTGGCTTGATGGTCCTTGTAGAAAACAGAAAAAAAGAGCTTCAAGGTGCGCTGAAGGATATCAACAGCCGCCGGGAAGATTTAAGGAAAGAAACGACCCTGCTTGATCACGCTGAGAAGGACATCAGGAGCGAGCTTTATCTGTTAGGCGAGCGGGAGAAATCGACACCGTTGTTTGAGGGGGTGAGGTGAAAAAGCCATTTCAGCAAGGATTATATGACGAGCTTATCATTGATAATTTTGCCGGCGGCGGTGGAGCAAGTCTTGCCATCGAGCAGGCAACCGGCAGGCCAGGCGATATAGCCATCAATCATGACCCCGAAGCGGTTGCCATGCACAAGGCCAACCATCCATTTACAAAACATTATTGTGAAAACGTCTGGGATGTAGACCCGAGAGAAGTTGCCAGGCAAGTCCGAAAGGTCGGCCTTGCCTGGTTCAGCCCGGACTGCAAGCACTTTTCCAAAGCCAAAGGGGGCAAGCCTGTCGAGAAGAAAATCCGGGGGCTTGCCTGGGTTGTTGTCAGATATGCGGCAACGGTTCGCCCGCGTATCATCTTTCTTGAAAATGTCGAAGAGTTTCAAACATGGGGACCGCTGCTTACCGATGGCAAGCCCTGTCCGGATAGAAAGGGATTTACTTTCCGACGCTGGGTTAAGGAGTTGGAAAAGCTGGGTTATCAAGTCGAATGGAAGGAGCTTGTTGCCTGTGACTATGGTGCTCCCACTTCCAGGAATCGGCTATTTCTTATTGCCAGGTGCGACGGTCAACCTATCGTATGGCCCGAGCCGACACACGGAAAGGGCCTGCTGCCTTACAAAACGGCGGCGGATTGCATAGACTGGTCCATCCCTTGTCCCTCTATTTTCCTATCAAAAGAAGAAGGGAAAAAGGCCGGAGTCAAGAGGCCTCTGGTCGATGCCACGCACAGAAGAATTGCAAAAGGTACTTTCCGGTATGTCATAGACAACCCTGAACCTTTTTTCGTCCCCTTTATAACAGAATGTGCAAACAGTTCTTCTCAAAGAAATATGTCTGCAAATGAGCCATTGAGAACGATATGCGCACAGACCAAAGGCGGACATTTTGCTCTTGTTGCCGCATTTCTTGCCAAACATTATACAGGTGTTGTTGGTAGTGCCCTTGACAATCCCCTCGGGACGGTAACGTCGATTGATCATCATTCCCTGGTAGCCGCAAACATGGTCAGGATGATGGGGCAAAGCGGCCCTCATGACTTGAAAGAACCTATAAGAACCTTAGTTTCAAAAAACAAAGATGCTCTTGTCACTGCCCATATAGTAAAAATGAAAGGGCAGAACATCGGCCACGATTGTAGACAGCCATTACAGACCGTCACATCAGGTGGCCTGCACTTCGGGTTAGTACAGGCTTTTCTTTTAAAATATTATGGCACTGACCAAGACCCGAGATTAACAGAACCACTTCACACACTAACAACTAAAGAACGCTTCGGTCTGGTAACCGTTCAGGGTGTCGATTATCCAATTACTGATATCGGTATGCGGATGCTTCAATCGAGGGAACTTTACCGTGCGCAGGGCTTTCCTGATAGCTACATCATTGATCCGGAATACAACGGAAAGCCTTTGACGAAAACAGCCCAGGTCAGAATGGTCGGAAATTCTGTCTCTCCACCACCGGCAAAGGCTCTTATTGAGGCGAACTATATGAACAACACTGCCCGTCAGCATAAAGAAGAACCTCTTTATATAGAGAAACCATACAGGGAAAAGAGGGCTTTTCTATAATGAAAACACCCTATATAAAACCCTTCCCCACTTCAAAAACTCGCAGCACAGGCGAATTTCGTGTGCTGTTTTTTTGTGCCAAGAGCAGAAAAAGCGGGAGTTTGCCCTCATGAATTACCCAGGCGGAAAAGGCGGCTGCTACCACCACATTATAAACCTGATGCCTCCGCATGACATTTATATCGAGTCGCATCTAGGGGGGGGCAACGTGCTTGAAAGAAAGCTCCCCGCTCCGTCTACTATCGGCATAGATATCGATGGTGCAGTTATCAAAACATGGCAGGAGAGAGAGGAATTTAATTCTCCTGAATACACCTTCATAAATGACGATGCGAGATCTACGCTACAGAAAATGACCTTTACCGGCACAGAGCTTATCTATGCCGACCCTCCTTATGTTATGTCCTCCAGGAAGGGGGGCAAACTCTATCGTTATGAGTATACAGACGAGCAGCACATTGACCTGCTAACGTTCTTTAAGCACGTTGATTGCCCGGTCATCATATCGGGATATAGGTCAGACCTTTACATGGATATGTTGTCAGGGTGGTTTTATAAGACATTCAGTGCTGCCACGAGAAGGGGGCGCGCCATAGAATATGTGTGGTGCAACTTTAAACCTTCAGGCAAACAGTCAGACTATCGCTATGTCGGTGAGAACTTTCGCGAGAGAGAGCGTATAAAGCGGAAGCGCAGCCGATGGTATAAGAACTTCCTTAACATGACACCGGCAGAGCGGTACTCCATCTATAAACTCTTCACTGATCATATCGTCACACTCGACGATGAGGCCGGCAACATCGTCAGAAATAGCGAGGGGGACCCTATCGTCAAATATAGCGATAAGGCCCGGTATGCATCGCCAGAAATGGCGATAAGGTCCCGAGCAAAAAAAGGGGGCACTAAGTAACATGTATCGAGAACCGTCAACAATGGCGATGCTGGCCACGTCCGCGCGCCCCCCGCACCCCCCGATGATCACGTCGGGCAATGGGCAAAACATTCTTTTCTCTTCTCTTTTTTTCGCCGCCCCCCGCGCCCCCCTAAGTGGTGCCGGGCAAATGGTAAAACATCATGGAGCAAGAGAGGTGTGGATATGATGCCCACAATGGAAGTGGATATGAAGTCGGTTAAGAGGGTAAAGAAGCTTCTTGACCCGAAGCCGGTCAAGGTTGCTCAGTATCAGGCCATCAACGAGACGGGCAAGGTAGTTAGGAAAGCTTATGGAGATGAATTCAAAGAAGAATATAGTCTACCTGTCAGGCGTATCAGGATGGCTATCAAACAGCGTAAGGCAACAATGCGCAACCCACAAACAACTATCATCTTCCCTGGCAGGACACCGGGTCTACAACATTATAAAGCCAAGCAAACAATAGATTCAGGCGGCAACACTGTCAACCTCTCTGTCTCCAAACATGGCGGACTGGCCGGTCGAAAGCTAAAGAGAGGCAAAGCCAAAGGCGTAAGTGTCGAGGTAATCAAGGGCCAGCGTCGCATAGTTAAAGGCGGTTTTCTTCAGGCAATGCCCGGCGGTGGTGTCGGTGTGTTCAGGCGCACAGGAAAGAAGCGGCTACCTATCGAAAGACTGAGCGGCCCATCTATCAGAGGCATGTATAAGAAGCAAGGCAGGGGACTGGCTGACAAGATAGTCAAAACTGAGATGCCGAGACAGTTCGCCATCAAGTACAGAAGGCAACTTCGCAAGCGTTAACGGGTCCTTCTGGCGACCTCACGCCATGCGGGTACCATGACTCGCGGGGTTTGCGTACGATTTGAAAATTTTTAGGTGTGGAACTATGGAATTAAACAACAATCAGGACACAGAGCAGAGTGGCTTTCCTCTTCGGTTCGTTCCCGTTGAGACGGTGGCGGCAGCGTTCGGGTCTGACTTTTTGGAAGAGGCTTTTTGTAATCGCTTCTTTCTCGATGTGGCGCACGGGAAACAGGCGCACTGTCCTGATTGCGGGGAAGCTCTCACCGATGATCACCGCATTGCCAGGTACTATGCCTTGAAGAAATTCACCTGCCCGAGCTGCGGGCACCGGCTAACAGCCAAGAAAGGGACCATACTCGAAAACAGCCAGGTAACACCACGGCAATATATTTTAATGGCCCTCTTTTTGGAGAAGGATTTCAAGTTATCTGAAATAGCCAATCATGTTGGATTAAGCCCCGAGGCCATCCGCATTTGGAAAGGAAAGCTTTTATGAGCACTGAAGAAACACCGCCAGATATAACGATGCCAGCTGCCGCCGATATAAAAGCTGAGGTCGAAGTTCGTAAAGAGAAGGAAGCCGAGACATACCCGCCTGACGATGGTGATGACGGCTCCGGGATTCCCCTCTCTTTTATCGCCACTTGCCTTCATGCGGAAAAGGTGGGCGATGGCAGTCTTTATGCTGAGGTTCATAAAGACAAGTACCTCTTTTGCCATGTTATGAACCGTTGGCTGGTCTGGACCGGGCATCACTGGCAGACAGACCGGGGCCGCACGGCAGAGCGCGAGGTTGAAGCTGTTGTTGCTCAATATCTCCGCCTTATTCCTGCCATTGATAAGCAGATAAAGAAGCTGGCCGAAGAAGAGGACAGCGAGGCTATCATCAAAGGCCTGAACAAGCGAAAGGGCTTTGTCCATAACCGAATTAAAGGCATTCGCAAACCTTCAGGCATCGCCGATTGCCTCACTATGGCGACTATCGTGCAAAACAATATTGCCATCATCGGTGATGAAATAGACCGCAACCCCTGGCTGCTCGGTTTTAATAACGGCGTTATGGACCTGCGGACAGGTAAATTCAGGGACGGCAGGCCGGATGATTACATTCTCAACGCCATTCCTCACGACTGGGAAGGTTTTGACGCTGAGGCCGAGGATTTTGACAAGTTTATGCAGGTCATTTTCGAGGAAAACGAGGCCGTCATTAATTATGTTCTCCGCTTTTTTGGCTATGGCCTCATTGGCGCTGTCATCGAGCATGTATTCCTTGTCATGCACGGTGAGCACGGCAGAAACGGGAAAAGCACGCTAATGGGAATTTTGCAGCACGTCCTTGGTGCCTTAATGCAGCCAATACAATCCGAAATGCTTCTTGACCAAAAAACGCCCCGCAATCCGGGGGCCGCGTCTCCACATATTACGGCCCTCAAAGGTTTGAGGGTTGCTTTTGCCAGTGAAACGACAGAAAAGAGCACCTTTTCACCCGGTCAGATCAAGTGGCTAACGGGCGGCGATAAGCTCACAGGCCGTGAGAACTACGGGAAAGAGTCAATCACCTTCGACCCTACGCACCTGCTCTGCCTGCTGACAAACGAACTCTGCAAGGCCCCGCCCAATGACAAGGCCTTCTGGTATCGAATGCACGTGCTTAATTTTAAATTGAGCTTTGTTGACAGTCCCAAAGAAGATCACGAGCGAAAACGTGACCCTATGTTGACTGAAAAGCTTAAAAAAGAGACGCCAGGCATTCTGGCCCGGCTTGTTAAAGGCTGCATCGAGTGGAAGCGAAGTCTTGATGCCGATGGCGACGGACTAAAGCCACCAAAAGAGGTTTTAGAGGCAACCGACCAATATCGCAAAGATCAGGACCTTGCCGGGGAGTTTATATCGATGAAGTTTACCGAAGAGCCGGACTTCACTCGCTCCACTCCATTGGGGGACATTTATGACGAGTTTGAGGAATGGTATCAAGAGAACAAAGGGGATAAGGTCCCATCAAGGACATGGCTGTCGAAGGAATTAGCAAAGAAGCGTTTCATTAAGTGTACCAAGGGCGGCAACCTTAAGTTCTACGGTGCTCAACTGGCGAGGTTTACGGTTTGAGGGAGTTTTATATTTTGCCCGGCTACCCTCACAGGGGGTTCGGGGGATTCAGCATTACTACTTATGAGGTTCTTATTATGAAATATGACGTTTTTATGATGTTTTTTGCAAATCATCATACCTATAACCGCCTGTTATTATTTAATATTTTGGTTCCTATATGATGAAATAATGTTTTTTCCGCTAACTTTTTCCAAACACTGGCGGACAGTTTTAACTTTTTTATATGACAAAAACATCATTTCATCATAAGAGATTAAGAGTTATATAGGAAAAAGTAATAAATATAAATAGATAGACCATTTCTAATTTTATGATGAATTTAAAATTTCATCATAAAAACATCATGAATTGACGGGAAAACGTCATAAAAAAGGAGGCATTATGAATTCCATCACATATAAAGACGCATTAAAAGCTATAAAACCAAAATTATGCTTAGGTCATTCTGTTGATATATCTGAAAGCTACCGCCTTAAATGGGGGGAGGGTCTGCTCCACCGTGAACTAAAAGATGGCTTTGCTCAAATGTACTGGTTTTTTCTTTACCATCCTCTTTTTTATCCAGAGGGCTTTATTAATTTCGATATCAGAGATATATGAGAAGAGAGAGGAATCAAGCAGCCTGATAACTGGATAGATCGGTGCCACAATCTTGCATCTGTTTCGAGAATACTAGCGAGATGCTACAAAGGATATGATGGGAAATTTACAGACATGGTAAAAGAAATAGCTATGAAAGATAAATCTGAAATGCCTTTTTAACCACGGATAAGGCCGAAAAGCCTCGGAAAAAAGAAGAATGAACCAAAAAGACATAATAAAAAAGAGAGAAGTTGTTGCAAGGCAGTTTAAAGAAGCCATCAATACGCATAGTGTGACTTGTGGGTGTGATAATAAATTACCGCTCCCTTATGCGTTCAGGTGTTTATATTGCGGCGAATACTATTGTCAGAAATGTGCTGAAATCCATTTCGGGAAAACACGTGAAGAACACAACAGAGAAAAAGGGCTTTCTTATATTGCTAACTCTGTGACCTCTGTGGTGAAAAAGGACTAAACCATGATCCTCGACCTAATACACGAAAGCGGCGTTACGCTGAAGAAGATCGCATCTACGGGCGGCGGGGAATATGCTTCCCCTTGCCCTATGTGTGGCGGGCGGGACCGGTTTCGCGTCTGGCCGGAAAAAGGGCGCTGGATGTGTCGCCAGTGTGAGCCCAGGGGCGGCGATGATGTCTCTTTCCTTATGAGCTGGAAGGGCGTCTCTTATCCCGAGGCCTGCCGCATGGTGGGAAGGGAGCTCCAAGAGCTGCCAGAAGCGGTCACGCCGAAGGCACCCCGCCGGTCTGACGACTGGCAACCGCATGAGAACCTGCCGCCTCATGAATTGTGGCGGAAGAAGGCGGGAGAGTTTGCCGACAGGTGCCATGATGCTCTGCTGCTTAATGCCGACCAACTGGCATGGCTGGCGGCGCGGGGGATTAATAAGAAAACGGTAAAGCGGTTTAAGCTGGGATGGAACGAAAAAGACCTCTACCGCTCCCGCAAGGGATGGGGACTGGAAACGATCAAGAAAGAGAACGGCAAGGAAAAGAAACTCTGGCTTCCGCAGGGGCTGGTCATTCCTTACACCCTCGACGGCGTTATTCACCGTGTCCGCATCCGTCAACCAAATCAGGGGCACAAGCCGGAATGTAAATGTTTTAAATGTGAGTGCCGTTATTATGTCGTGCCAGGTTCCGGTATGTCACCAATGGTGATACCGTCAACTAATCCTGACTGCAAAGCAGAAGCCGTCACAGAGGCGGAGCTGGACGCTATGCTTATTACCCAGGAAGCAGGCGACCTTGTGGGCGTCATCGCTCAGGGGAATAGCTCTTCAAAGCCGGACCTTGCCGCCTTCGCTTTCCTAAAAGACGCTCTCCACATAATGAACGCCCTTGATTATGACAATGCCGGTGCCCATGCCTGGCCCTGGTGGCAAAAGCACTTTCCAGAGTCAGAGCGCTGGCCCGTGCCGAAAGGGAAAGACCCCGGCGATTACTATAAAGACCACGGCGGCAATATTCGCGCATGGATAATAGAAGGCCTCCCCATAGGTCTAAAGCCGTTAGATCCTCCACCACCAGAAACGACGATAGAGGACTCCACCGCCGGGAATGACGATAAGGACCGGCAGGCATCGGCGGAAATGACGGGGCCAGCGGTGGCAGAAAAAGACCCGACTTCTCTCTATCGCCGCAGGACGGCAGGCAACGGGCAGGAGATTGTTGTTTTTATTGATAACCCGACGAAAGAGACGGCAGATGTTTATTTTGATCTGGTCAAAAAGGGTGAGATTATCTTCACCCCGAAGGAAATCGGTTTTGTTAAACAGGCCCAGCGCGACGCCCGTTCACTTAGCATGGATGACAAAGCCGTGGCCGACCTCTTTCTGGAACTTAAAACTTTATTCGGTCCAGGGAACAAGATTTTTGCACAAAAGGATTTAAGGGGAAAGGTTTTGCCACAGAGGGCACGGAGGCCACAGAGAAGAGCTTTCTCGCAGAGTCGTAGAGAAAAGTCAAAAGAAATTTAACCACGGAAAGGGCCGGAAAATGACGGAAGGAATAAAAAACTTATTTGCTTTTGATTCGAGAAATAGCTTCGTTGACGACATAAATTTCAGCGCCTGTATCTGGGTCAGAGGAGAGCATCAGGACATTAGACCTACCACAAGAATCATTGTTGCACTTTATAGCTGTTTCTCCATTAGTATCGGTGCAGGTATCGCCAGCCAACGGAGAACCACAAGAATAGCATTTCAACATTTAAAAACCTCACTTGCTTATTTAAGGCAAAAGCCTTATCTAAACAAGATAAGTATTAGTTATTCAATTGTAAAGGGGATAATAATTAAAAAAACTTACTTTAAATTATATTTAGCTCGCAACTTGTCACCAGTTTCGAGCCATTTTACTTTGCATTCCCGTGAAATTTCTTTTCCCTCAAGGAAGCAGGGCACCCAATTACAGCCTGTGGCGTCTTCCTCTGTTGGGCCTCGAAGACGAACTTTGACACCTTCACACTCAGGTATTTTTTTTATTTCATCACTAAGAATCTCAATCAGTTCTTCTTTAGTAATCAGCTTTCTTTCAGGCATGGCACCACCTCCTGTTAAAAGCTTAACATCAGAACTGAGAATGTAAAGGGACATGTATGGGTGACAAACAGACATTCGATACAAAAACCGCCGTTCAGACATACCTGATTGATAAGGGTTATGACATCACTGTCAGCGGCAAGAGCAAGCTCAATTCAAAGCTTTCAAAACATCTTAACGGTCTGCCCCGCCAGGACGGCAAGTGGCTTCAGTCTGATGTTGATTTCTATGCCAAACAGAACTGGGACCTTAAAGACGGGGTGCTCTCTAAAGATGACATGAAAGTCTCTGAGGAGATCAAGCTGGAGGAGTTGCGTTATGCCAGGCTAAAAGCGGACAAAATCGAAAGGGAAAACGCTACTGCCGAAGGCCTCCTCATCGAACGCTCAAAAGTCAACCGCGAACTCGTTGCGCGGATGATTCAACTCCGTAAGGATGAAAAGACCGACAATAAAGTCAAGGCCGCTGAAATTATTGAGCTTGTTGGTGGGGATATAGAAAAAGAGAAGGCCCTCCAGAAATACCTCAATGAAAAGACAGACCAGCGGCTCAATAAATACGCGAAGCCTATGCGGTTTAATGTGGGTATCAGTGAATTGGAAAAAGAGATTGCACTTATAGAGGCGGAAGAGGCAAATGCAAGCTGAAGCAGCACAAACAGATATGTACTATCCTTTTTCCTTCACTGCCCAGGAACGCCGGGCAGCGGAGACAAAAGAGAAGCTCCCCATTTCCGACTGGTCGGAAAAATACCAACATGTAGCCAGGGGAAACCATACCGGCGCATGGCGGAATGAGATCACGCCGGACCTCGCTTTCATTATGGACACCATCGGAGAGGAGCACGTCCGGGAAGTAGTCTTTATGGGGACGGCCCAGGGCGGCAAGTCCAATGTCATCTTGAATTGTCTTGCTTCCTTTATCGACCAGGACCCGGCGGAAGTTCTTGTCACCTTCCCCACCCGTGATGACGTTCGCGAGTTCACGGATGACCGCATCATTCCCATGATAGAGGAAGGCCCCCAGCTTTCACAATACAAGTCGGATAATCCCGACGACACGGCAAAGTATCACATCAAGCTTAATAACTCGGCCATCATTTACACGGCATGGGCCAACTCTGCCAGCCGCCTTGCATCAAAGGCGATTAAATATATTCTGCTCGACGAGGTGGACAAGTACGACATCACCGTCGGCAAGGAAACCGACCCGATCAGCCTTGCCCGAAAAAGAAAAAGAACTTACGGCGATACCTACAAGCTGCTTATCACCTCTACGCCGACGAATGAAGAGGGCCACGTTTACGTTGCTTTCAACTCCGCCCAGGTACAGTACCGCCGTCATGTTGTTTGCCCCGACTGCGGCACTGAGCAGTTAATGACCTTCGACAATATCAAGTGGCCCGAAGATAAAACAAAAGAGGAAATCGAGGCGGAAGGTCTTGCCTGGTATGAGTGCCCCCATTGCCCGAGCCAGTGGAAAGAGGCAAAGAGAAACCTTGCCGTCCGCAGGGGTAAATGGGTCAGGTACAAAGGGCAGGATATCAAAGAGCCGACTTCCGTCGCTTTTCACAAGCCCGGCTGGCTTTCATCAGATGTCACCTTCACAGAAATTGCCGTTTGTGCCATCGAGTCAAAAACCAACAGGGCAAAACTCATTGACCTGTATAACGACTATATGGCATGGCCCTTCATCGAATCGGAAGAAGGCGAAGGCCTGACGGAAGATGTGCTTTACGATCGACGGGAGGATTACGGCCCGAAAGATGCCGACTGGGTTGTGCCTATGCAGGCGAGTGTGTTGAGCTGCTTTATTGACGTGCAGGCAAACAGGCTGGAGCTGGAGACAAAGGCATGGGGTGAGGAGCAGGAAAACTGGGGCATTGATTACCGGCAGATTCCCGGCAACCCTTCCCGCCCTGAAGTGTGGGGCAAGCTCGATGAATATCTCTCCAGGAAGTTCAGGCACGAAAGCGGTATAGATTTAAAGATTGCCATTGCCGGGATTGACTCCGGTTATCTGGCCCCCAAGGTCTACAAATTTGTTAAGCCCAGGGAGATAAAGCGGGTTTATGCGACGAAGGGGTCATCGACGGTCGGCAAGCCGCTTTTCAGCTTTTCAACGATCAATCTGAGCCGGTCGAAAAAGAAGACCCTTAAAGACCTGAAGAAAGTAAACCTTTGCATCATGGGCACCGAAACGGCAAAAGATCAACTTTTGCAATGGCTACAAATGGAAGATCACGGCCCCGGATTTATGCACTATCACAAAGGCTACCCTCATGACTATTTTAAAGGGTTATGTTCAGAGCACGCCGTCACCCGGAAAGGCCAACGCCGCTGGGTCCTGAAAGTAGAAGGCTCCAGGAACGAACCACTTGACCTCTGCGTCGGTAACTACGCAATGATCGAGGCGCTTAATCCGAATTTTGAGAAGCTGGCGGCAAATATACAAAGGCAGATAGAGGCGATGAATGCCGAACCGGAGAAAGAGGAAGAGCAGCAAGAGGTTAATCCGCTAAAGAGAAAGCCCGTTAATCCTCGGAAAAAAACCGGATTTTTAAAAAGATATTAAGGAGGAAATCATGAGTCATAAGAATGCAAAGAAACAGAGGCAACTATTAAAAAGACATTCTCCGGAGCTGCTGGTTATGTTCCATGAATATTTTGTTAAAGAGAAACCGAGGTGGATGCCCGGCTTTATCTGGCGCTGGCGTCTTTCCCGTTATGTCTATATACCTAAATAAGAGGGGGCTGTAATGAAAGACTGGCTATCATTAAGTGTTGTGGCGAAAAAGTTTAACAATTCTGTTTTTACCCAGCGGAGATGGATTAAAGAAGGAATCTATGCCCTTGACAGTGTGAGGAAAAAACCGGGAGGCTACGAAATAAGATCGGAAGAAGTCCTCCGGGTCCAGGAATCCATGAAATTGACTGTAAATGAAATGGAAAGGTAAAAAAACACCTACCAACACCTACCAACACCGAGCAAGTGCGAGTATACAAGACGATATTTATGACATAAAATAGTTTTCAACATAACCTTTTCATAAACCAATGAAGGGGACCGGCAAACAAGCGCACACGTGCGCGAGCCGGTCCCCTTTTTTTATTTTCAGGTGAAAATGGATATACCCACAACAGAACCGACAGAGTTTTACCCTGGCGACACCCTCAAGTGGAATCGACAGGACCTTTCCGGCGATTATCCCGCCTCTACCTGGACACTGACATATTATTTCCGTGGTCCTAATGGGACTTTCAATATCACCGCCTCGGCTGATGGTGAATATTTCGCCGTTAGTGTGGCTCCCGCAGTAACTACCCTCTACAAATCAGGCGATTACACTTGGACGGCAAAGGTCTCAGACGGAACTGACACCTACACGGTAGGGCAGGGAAATTGTACCCTCAAAATTGATTTAACCACAAAAGGGGCAGGTTACGACCCCCGGTCACACGTCAAAAAGACTCTCGATGCGCTGGAAGCGGCCATCCTCAAAAAAGCCAGTAAAGACCAGCTATCCACCCAAGTTGATGGCATAGCCATACAGCGCATGACACCGGAACAGATGCTTGTCTGGCGCGATAAATACAATACTGAGTATCAGGCGGAGCTGATGGCGGAGCGTGTTTCCAAAGGCCTTGGCTCGGGCAACAAGATAAAAACGAGGTTTATTTAATGCAGATAAGGCGCATAAAAAGTTCTTTCCTTTCAAGGCAACTTGAGAGGGTTGGATTGTTAAAAGCGGCCCCTGCACCTGTCCGCAATTATGCCGGTGCAGCAAGAACAGAACTGACTGCCGATTTTCTTACTTCCAGCAAGACGGCAGATGAGGTCCTTCGCTGGCAGCTCCCCACACTCCGGGCGCGAAGCCGTGACCTGGACCGTAACAATGACTATGCAAAGGCTTTCTTCCGTCATCTCAAAATAAACGTCGTCGGCCCGGAAGGAATAAGGCTTCAATCAAAGATCAAAAACGGCTCAGGCAAGCCGAATGTCTCAGCCAACAAAAAGGTCGAGGATGGCTGGAAGCGATGGGGTAAAAAGAAGAACTGCACCGTCACCCGACAGCGTTCATGGCTGGAAACCCAATGGCAAATTATTCACTCCTGGGCTAGAGACGGTGAGGTCTTTATTCGCAAGGTCAAGGGATATGATAACGAATTCCGCTTTGCTCTCCAATTCATCATGCCAGACCATATTGATACAGAGTTCAATATGGAGCTGCAAAACGGTAACGTCATTAAAATGGGGATCGAGTATGACTCATGGAAGGCCCCTGTCGCCTATCACGTTGATGTTAAAAGTCCAAGTGAGTCAAGTTACTTCTTTAACGGCAAGGAGCGCATCCGCATCCCTGCTGATGAAATGATTCATCTCTTTACACAGGAGAGAGAGGACCAGAGCCGGGGCGTACCGTGGTTACATACAGCCATCATTCGCCTGCGTAACCTTGGCGGTTATGAAGAGGCCGCGCTTATTGCCGCCCGTATTGGCGCATCTAAGATGGGCTTTTATACTTCTGAGACGGGTAATCAGGAATATGAGGGCGATGACAAAGACGCCCAGGGCAACCCGATCAGTGAGGTCGAGCCTGGTGTCTTTGAAAAACTACCTCTGGGAATGGATTTCAAAACCTTTGACCCTACCTATCCGCATGACCAATTCGGTGACTTTATCAAGGCCGCTCTCCGGGGGGCCTCTTCCGGGATGGGGATTTTATACAACAACCTTGCTAATGACCTTGAGGGAGTTAATTTCTCCTCTATCCGATCAGGGACACTTTCTGAGCGCGATATGTACCGTATCTTACAAGCCGCTATGGGTGAGAATGTACATGATGATATTTTCCCCGATGTCCTGGAGATGTCTCTCCTTACTCAGCAAATCAAACTCCCAGTTGAACAGATAGAACGTTTTAATTTCCCTAAGTGGCAGTTCAGGGGATGGGACTGGGTAGACCCTCAAAAGGATGTTAATGCCGACATTGATGCCAGGGATAACAGAATGACATCTCTCACTCGCATCCTTGCAAAAAGAGGCATCGACTTTGATGACCTCATGGACGAAATTGAATATGAAGAAGCTGAAATGGCCCGAAGGGGGATAGAAATAAAGCTGATATCTCCTCCCAAAGAGGAGGGGAAAACCGGAGAGGAGGAAGAAGAAACATGAAAAAGTGCGAGCATTGTGGTGCAGAGATTGCCGAAGGCGGTCAGTGTAATTGCGCTGGAGCAGTAGCAGCCAGGGGCGCAGGCACTCCATCGTTAATGAGGAAAATTAAAAGTAAGCCGCTTCGGCGGACTTTTGAGTTTAACCGCGCAGATGTAGATGAGGAAAAGCGCACCGTGCCACTGGCATTCAGTAGTGAGGAACCGGTTAACCGCTGGTTTGGGGATGAAATCCTCGACCATGACAGGAAATCGGTCAGACTCGACAGGCTAAAAAATGCAGGTGCAGTGCTCTGGAATCATGACACTGATGTGCAAATAGGCGTCCCGGAAGAAATCATCATCGACAAGGACCGTGTAGGTCGAGCCGTTGTCAGGTTCGGCAAAAGTGCCCGCGCCGAGGAGATATTCCAGGACGTGCTGGACGGTATCATCCGTAATGTCTCTTTTGGCTACAGAATTTATGAGATGAAGCTGGAAGAGGAAAAAGAAGGTCAACCGGACAAGTACCGGGCGACCGACTGGGAACCTTACGAGATATCTCTTGTAAGCATCCCGGCAGACACGACCGTCGGTGTAGGCAGATCGGACGGGGAAGAAGAAAACGAAATAAATATTACAGGAGGAAAAAGGACTATGGAAAAGTGTAAACATTGTGGCGCAGAGATTGCCCCTGGTGGGCAGTGTGGATGCACCGGAGCAGTAGCGGCAAGGTCCGCAGGGCCGACACCGGCCTCTCAACAGGTGGATGTAAAAGCAATTGAGGCTGAGGCAACAAAACGGGCTCTGGAAAGGGCCACGGCGATTGTATCCCTTGGTGAACAATACGGTTGCCAGGACCTTGCAAGGGAGTATTTGCAGTCTGGCAAAAGCATTGATCAGCTTCGTGAGGCGATTCTTGAGCAGAAGTACGATGCCAAAAAAGTGGACCCGGCAGCAACTCCAGAGATCGGATTGACGGACAAGGAGACTAAAAGGTTTTCGCTTGTCAAGGCCATCAATGCCCTGGCTAATCCAGGGGATAAACGAGCATTTGATGCCGCAGCTTTTGAATTTGAAGCCTCTCAGGCTGTAGGTAAGAAGCTTGGCAGAACCCCGCAGGGGATATTCATACCTTTTGAGGTTCAAAACCAAAAGAGGGACATGCTTGTCGGTACCGATACGGCAGGTGGTTATCTTGTCGGCACTGATCTTATGTCCGCCAGTTTTATTGATCTTTTGCGGAATGCCATGAAGGTGCAAGGCCTCGGTGCAACAGTTCTAAGTGGCCTTGTTGGTGATATTGCTATTCCTAAGCAGACAGGCGGTGCAACCGCTTACTGGCTTAATGAGAATGGTGAGCCGACTGAGAGCCAGCCAACCCTCGGCCAGGTAGGCTTAACACCAAAGACGGTGGGTGCCTATACAGACATTTCAAGAAAAACACTCCAGCAGTCCAGTATTGATGTTGAGGCTTTTGTCAGAAGAGACCTTGCCATGGTTCTGGCTCTTGCTATTGACCTTGCGTCCATCAACGGAAGCGGTGCGGATAACCAACCGCTAGGGATATTAAATACTACAGGTATCGGGTCTATACCCTGGGCTACAGACAATGCACCTCTCTTCGGTGAAATCGTAGACGTTGAGACCGAGGTATCGAAAGATAACGCCCTTTTTGGAGCACTTGCCTACCTTATTAATGCCACACTTGCTGGTAAATTAAAGCAAACAGAGAAGGCAGCAAGCACGGGCCAGTTTATTCTCGATAAAGGTGAGATGAACGGCTACAAGACAGAGGTTACAAATCAGATGCCAATAGGCAAGGTGCTCTTTGGAAACTGGATAGACCTTATTATCGCAATGTGGGGAACACAGGATGTACTGGTTGATCCTTATACCGGTGGTGCATCCGGTGCGGTAAGAGTGAGAATCCTTCAGGATGTTGATACGGCTTTAAGGCATCCCGAGAGTTTTGCCGAAGGCACTAACTAAGAAAGGGGGTAGAAAATGAAAGATTCCAGTAACTACGAGATCACGGCCCTTCGCAATACCGGTGCGGGCGGCAAGTCACTTGTCGAAGGTAAGAGGTACAAAATTCCTACCGACGTTTCTAGTGAGGATGCCAAGGCTCTTGTGAGGATGGGGAAAGCTGAGATTTATGTTGACCCTGAAGTTTTAGCGGCAAGGAAGAAAGCTGGTGAAGAGGCTGAAAAAGCGAACAAGGCTAAAGCCGACGAGCTTCAAACTGCCTTGGATGAGGCGAACAACCGCATTGCCGAGCTGGAGACATCTGTCGCTGATGAAAAGAAGCGGGCTGATGATGCTGAGGCGAAGGTTGTCGAGCTGGAGAAGGTGTCAAAGCCCAACAAGAAGTAAACCCTTAACCGAGAGGCTTTGCCTCTCACAAATAACCGAAAGGAGAAATCAGAAAAATGAGAGACCTTTTAAGCAATCTCAAGAGTGACCAGGTCGTTGATCCGGTCGTTATTACTGCCGATGCCAACGGAGCATCGGTGGATATGAAAGGTTACAACAGTGTTGCTTTTTACGCCCTGATTGGTGAGAGCGGCGACACTCTTTCAGGCTCTGTCTATATTGAGCTGGAGGTGGAGGAATCTACCGATAACAGTACCTTTACTGACGCACCCGATGCGGATGTTCGTGGAAGCGTGGCCGGAACCAACGTGGGCACATTCGGCAAGATTGATGATGCCGCAGAGGATGATGCTGTTTATAGCTGCCAGTATATCGGTGGTCAAAGGTATGTACGCCCTGTCATTAACGTGACTGGCACCCATACTAACGGAACGCCCATCGGTATTCTTGCTGTGAGAAGCAAGGCCCAGGTATTGCCTGTAGCGTAACCCGTAAAGGGTGAATAGATCAAAGAGGGGCGGAAAGCTCCGCCCCTCTTTCTTAAACATTAAACATTAAAAGACCATGCCATTACTTGACGAAGATGATTTAAAAGAACTATTCGACACCGACGAGGGAGCGGTGGAGGCGTATTATACGCCTGTTGGCAAGGGCGGCAAAAAGATACCGTCGCGGTTTCCTTATGAGGGGGATTTTGAAGAGGCCAGCATTGACCCATATAAACAGACTGACGACAACCCGGACTTGATGGCACTGGTTATTACAGAGGATGTCAGCCCGGTTAAACATAAAAGCACTTTTAAAGTTGATGGAACAACTTACAACGTAAGGAGAGGTAAAGGGTTACGCTCTGGTCTAACCATTCTTTACCTGTATGAATAATGTCACTACTGGACACGCTTAATGCGATTGAAACGAACATTGAGACCATACTCGGCACGACGCTGGGTTATCTCCTGGAGGACTTATCCGGTGATGATATTGACACAACCACACTGGCGCAGCTCTTTTCAGAGAGGATGGTCATTCTTGATGAAGAAGAGATCAGCCCCGAGTATGCCGACAGGGACTACCTTGTCGTTACCAAGTCGGAGGCCACCACACCCGACGCGGCCAGGACAAAAGCAAATACGATCATTGCAGCCCTTCGCGGGGCTTTTACCATAGCGGCACTAAACAGCGGAAGCCTGTCGGTATCACAGCCGGTGGCAAGTATTACGGGATTCACCTTTTCCCCTTACTGGCATGAAAACAAGACGCTCTACCAGGAATTCCGCTTCACAGTTAATTTTAATACAGAGTAGGAGGAACCCTATGAAAGTAAGAATGCTGATCACACAGGAAAGCCCTAAATACGGGACACTGATAGAGGGCAAGGTGTACGACCTTGACCCCGAGGACGAAAGAAAATTTATCGAAAGGGGCATTGCAGAGAATGTGAGCGCCCCTGATTATAAATCTAAATCAATGCCAAAAAAGAAAGGTCAGGAGGTGACTAAAAAATGAGTGAGCATAAATATAAACATTATGTCTGTCTTGGAGAGCAGACGGTTTTCGGGACAACGGAAAAAACCACAGTTGGATTTATTCCGGTAAAAAACTTTGTAGGCGTTGGGGCAGAGTTTGACGACAAGGAAGTGGAAGAGTTTCGCGGTGGTGAGGCTGTTCTCGGCCCGACGAATGTAATACGGTACGGGCAAAAATGGTCACGCTCTCCGGAGATGCCTTTCTTTGTCGAATCAGGTTCCGCCAAGAATCTGCCCGCTATCGTTTTAAAGCACCTTCTCGGCGGCAGTGCTTGTGTGCAGAACGCAGCTACAGGGCAGTATAATAATACGATTTATCCCGTTTCCGACCCCCGCGCCGCTGCCAATCTCAGCACAAAGGCAATTACGCTCAGCTCCAACCTCAGCCATGACGCGAATGTTCGCAATCATCCTCACGCTGACGGCATCGTTAAAAAAGTCACCTTCAAACAGGCGGCCAATGATGAGCTTGTGTGGTCTGTCGATATGGCCGGGTCTTTCGTCGAGACGAACGAGACTGAGGTTGGCAGCCCTACTTATCCCGCAGAAAATCTCCGCCTCAAGTGGAACATGCTCAAGGGCTGGATGGGGACCATTACGAAAGTCGGCTCTGCCCCTGCTTATACAAGTTTTACCTTCGGCAGCGCAACCCAGTTCAAACCGCAGGAATTGACCATCAACATTGAATGCGCCAGGGAACTGACAAACGAATTTGCCGGGGTCAACTACCCCACCCGCGTTGAAGATGGCGAGTATACGGTGACCGTTGAATTCACCATTGACTTTAAAAATCCCTCCAGCGGGTTTCAGTCACTTGACCATTTCACCAACTTTCTTGCCGGTGTCAGTTCGGTAAACAATTTCTGTTTCCATTGGGACACTGGTGTAGAAGCGGGGACAGGCGGTGACAACTACGGCCTTTATATTCAGTTACCGGAGCTTTACAACCAGAATCCCGATATAGAGTGGGACAGGAAGAAAGCCCCCAAGATCAAGTGCAAGTTCAAGGGCAAGTATCACGCCACCGATCTTGCACAGGTGATATTGCTTATTAAAAACACGGCTACGGCTATTTAAAGGAGAGAATATGTCTTTTATAACTTTCAGCAAAAAGGCGGTTATTCCTTACGTACCCGCCTACATGGGAAACAGGGGAGAAGAAACTCCCCTTATTGTTGGTATTAAGCCGCTTAACAATGACGGTTCCCTTGATTTTAAACGGCACCTTGCCAGCCTCGAGATTGATTGTGGCGAAGACAGAGACAGGCTTCTGAAAGAGCAAAAGGACCTCTTTAAAGAGCGCTTTATCCGTCAGGTGGCATGGGTGAAAAACTGTTCTGTCGTTCTATCTGATAATGAGATTGTCCCTATTACCACGGCAGAGGAACTCTGGGAGCATGGCGACAGTGCTTTACATTCCGAACTTGAAGTGGCGATTCAGAGCCATTCCCGACTTTCCGAAGGTCAGTTAAAAAACTTCGTGGGGGGCTCCGGTGGAACTTCCTTGCAGCAGGAAAGCGCGGAGTCCCCCCAATCTGCGATTGCCGCACCTGCGACGAGGCCAGACGAAGAGATCAGAATTGCGGAAACTGGCGACAAGTAAAAGACACGGCAGTAGACTGGCTCCCCTTTGTTGATGATCCGGCAGGAAGGGTCAGAAAAATGAAAGAGCTTGAAAAAGAGGGGCTTGATATTAACGGATTTCAGTATGAACTGGGCGGCTTTACGCTTTACGAATGCCCGCCCCGATGGATAACGGCAGAAACGAACTTTTTAATGGATGCTCTTTTTATCTTTCACGAGAAAAACATTTTACCTGTCCAGGGGGCATGGAGTGACCAGCCTTTCTGGTTTGCAGAAGCTTACAAAATATTTATCAACGAACTGAACAACCGGCCAAAAGAGACAACGGAATGAGCGGCAAAACGGAAGAAATGAAATATGTTATCACGGCGAAGGATGCCTTTTCCGCTATTCATAAGAAAGCGGATGCAGCCGTTGACAGATCGGCGAAAATCTTTGTTACTTCTGCCGCCGGGATAGTGACGGCCAGCACGGCTGTTACGGGTGCCCTCTTTGCCATGTCTCACACGACAGCGACCTCTGGTGATGAACTGCAAAAAATGTCTGGCCGTCTCAGTATTTCAGCACAAGCCCTTTCCGAATACAAGCATGGCTTGGAATTGTCCGGGACAGCAATTGATGATTTTGAAAAAGGCATCCGCCGCCTGGCTAAAAATGCCCTAGATGCCGAAAACGGACTTGCCACTTCCAAGCGTTCCTTTGATGCACTGGGTATTTCTATCCATAATTCCAACGGACAACTTAAAGACAGCGACACGCTTTTCATGGAGGTTGTCGCTGGATTGAATAACGTTGAAAGCGAGACAAGACAGCTTGCCCTCACTCAGGATTTGCTTGGCAAGTCTGGTGCCAATCTCTTGCCCTTTATCCGTTCCGGCAAAGACGGCATCAAGGATATGCGGGAAGAAGCCCGTAACCTGAGTATTACATATACTGATCTGGAAGCCAACCAGTCAGCCGCCTTTGTCGATGCAGAACTGAGAATAAAGCGTTCCGTTATCGGTGTTAAAAATGAATTAAGCAAAAATCTGATTCCCTATTTTACAACGGCAATGGATACTCTGTCCGGTTCTGTTATGGATTTTAAAAAGACCGGTGACCTTGATAAATGGGCAGCGGATACGGCGGATGTTGTTATTGTTGCTTTCAGTGAAGTAGCAAAAACGGTTGTTCAGCTCCCCATGGCATGGAATGCCGCTAATGTGGCCATCAAGACGGGGTCTGCCGGTGTAGTTGCCGCCCTCGATACGATGATGATTCCCCTTGAAGAGTTCTATGGTCTTTTGTCTCACCTCCCCGGAACGATAGGTCAACCCTACCAACAGGCAAAAAATGACATAAGCTCATTTCGGTCAAGTCTTTCTGATATTGGCACTGACTTATTGGTCAGTGCTGACGCCAGTGAACAAGCAGGTGAAGAGTTGGGAGTGTGGGCCGGAAAAGCTATGTCCGCTATTGATGCCGTTGCCAACAAATCAAGAAGTGGCTCTACCTCCGTCACTGACCCTTCGACACCTGGAGCCACAACGGCAACGGATAGTATTGACACCACACCGGAGCATTTCACCACGGCAACGAAAGACATGTATGGCCCTGCTTTGGGCGATTACCAGAAATACCTCAACGACAAAATTGTTGCTCATGAGCAGGCACAATCACAAATTCGTGCCAACGAAACAGACACTTTTAACTCAACGCGCATCGGTCTTGATAACAATCTTGCGTCTATCCGGCAATACCATCAGGACGTTTTACAGCAGGCTCTTATTAACGGAGCCACAGAAAGCGAATTAAACGGCATTAAAGCCCAACAGGCAATGAACCTTGCCAAAGCTGAGCGTGATTATAAATTGGCAATGGCCGGTAACTACATGCAATCTGCCGCCGGATTCATGCACAACCTTTATGTCGCCACGGGCAAACATAATAAGGATATGTTTAAGGCTTATCAGGGTTTTGCTATCGGACAGGCCGTAATGAATACCTATACCGGTGCAACACGGGCCTATGCTCAATACGGCTGGCCTTACGGGGCCATAGCCGCCGCCCTGGTTATTGCTCAAGGTATGGCACAGGTAGCCCAGATCAGAGCACAGACCCCTGACGGCGGCAGCTCATCTTCGGCAGTCAGTCCGAGTGGTGAAACGGATTTTAGCGATACCGTTTTTGGTGACACAGACACGTCAAGTCTATTGGGTTCCGGTAATGATGATGATGATAAAAAGCACGCCCTTACTATAAACATCACTCACAACTCGACCGTTGCAGACCGTGATCAGATGGCGCGATTTTATGAAGAGGACCTTTTACCTATAATGCAGGAGGCTGCAGACCGTGACGTTGTTATTAATTTGGGGGATGAATAATGCCCTGGGGGAAACCTAAATTTTATTACGAGCATAATCTCTCCGGCCTTGTTGCTACCTCCACAGCGACGGGGCTTTATGACGTGGCTAATTTACTCGACCGGCTGGAGGGCACTTTCTGGAAAGCGGCCAATACGACAACGCCTATGTATATAACCTTTGACGCCGGGTCGGGAAATACGGTTAAAGCCGATTATTTGGCAATTAGCGGCCACAACCTAAACACCATCGGCGCAACCATTGTCCTTCAATATAGCACGGACAATTTTTCCGCTGACATTAATGACGCTTTCACCGCCTTTGCTCCGCCCAATGATTTGACTCTCGTCAAGGAATTTACGAGCCAGACAAAGCGATACTGGCGCCTTAAAATTACGGGCACACTCAGCGCTGCCCCTTATATAGCTATTTGTTATTGGGGTGAGCTGTTCGAGCTTGATTACTGCACAGTTTCCTTCGACCCCCATGCAGAAGAAGATAATGCCAGTGATATTGTAAGTCATACCGGGGTTTTACAGGAAGTTGACGAACAGTGGACAGAAAGAGCCTTCGCTATAGGCATTAACGGCGTGGAAACGGGAGGAACGTTGGATAACGCCATCACGACATGGAAAACCGCTATAGGCCTTCTCAATTTTTGTGTCGCATGGAATATTTCCGCCTTCCCCAATGACATATGGCTTATGCGGCGCAAAAAAGGTAAATTCGTGCGTCCGTTTCAGAAGGGCGGTTTATATCGCAATGTTTCTATTCCGCTTGTCGGGAGGAAAGAGATATGAAAACCCTTTCAGCTACCTTCGCCGCGTTAAATAAAGCAGGTTCAAAGAGACGGTCTGTCCTTGTTCAGGTACAGGATGAAATTATCGGCGCAGAAGAGACTCTTTCTGCTGATTGGACAGCAAATACAGAGGAACATCAGGTTGATTATACAACCCAGCCGGGGAATGTATTATTGTACCGCAGTTCTGGTGCATGGTCATCTTTAAGTCCTACCGGCACCTTGCCAGGGACGAGGCGAGACTCTGTCGCTGTTAAATACAACGGAAAAATGATTATATTTGGAGGGCAAACCGGCGGCACTCCTTACAACGATGTTTGGGAACTGGATTTACTCACTCTTGCCTGGACACAGAAGTTCCCCACCGGTACCCCACCGGCTGCAAGAGCCTATCACGAAGCCGTCCTTTATAACGGAAAGATGTATGTTTTTGGGGGATATGATGGCACAAGTATTTACAACGATGTTTGGGAATTAAATCTTTCTACTTTTGTATGGACACAGAAGTCCCCCACCGGTGGTCCGCCTGCGGCAAGATATAATCATACCTGCATTGAATACAACGGGAAGATGTATCTTTTTGGTGGTGAAGACACCATACCTGTCACGCCGACATACTACAACGATATTTGGGAATTAAATCTTTCCACTTTTGTCTGGACACAGAAGTCCCCCACCGGTGGTCCGCCTGCGGCCCGAACACAGCATGTGGCAGCCGAAGACAATGGAAAACTGTATATTCATGCAGGCCATGACCAATCATATACGACAGTAAATGATTTTTGGGAATTAAATCTTTCCACTTTTGTCTGGACACAGCTCTCCCCTCCAGGCACAGTTCCTTCTGCCAGGCTTCGGCACTCCGCCGTTACTTATCGTCGTTATATGGTTATTTTTGGCGGTGGAGGACCTATCAACGAGGTATGGAAATACGACTTTATAAATGGATTATGGAAGCAGGAAACTTCCGGTGCGACTGCCAGAGACGGGCACGTTTCTATTGTAGATGATTATAACAGGATGTTAGTTTTTGCCGGATATAATGGCACGAGTTACCTCAATGACCTTTATGCTGACGACAACCTTTTTTATTATGACACCGGCTTCTTGCTTACTGACGTAATGGATGTGGGTCAAGTACCTACTGTTCCCGGTGAATGGCAGATTGGTGACAAAAAGCCCTCCGGAACAGATCTTATTTATAAAGCCTCGGCATCTGATTCGACAAATTTTGATGTTTGGCTGCAATGGGAAATTGGTTATAGCCCGCAAGAAAGAGAACAAGCCTCGTTAATAACAAGGAGCAGCAAGTTTTACCTCTTCGGTGGTCGCGATGGGTCTACTTACTACAATGACGTTTGGGAATATAACCCGGCAACAAAAACATGGTCTTTAATTACTACAACAGGCACGGCCCCTTCATCCCGGTGCGGCCACAGGGCTATCATATATAATTCAACAAATATGTACGTTATTGGCGGTTACAACGGCTCCAGTTATTACAATGACGTACATGAGTTAAATTTAAGCACGCTTGTCTGGACACAGAAGTCCCCGTCCGGCGGTCCCCCAGCAACAAGGGCCTATCATTCCGCCACATTGGCCGGGTCAAATATTACCGTTTTTGGCGGTTATAATGGCTCAGCGCTTAACGATGTATGGCGATACAGCATTACCGGCAATAGCTGGACACAAAGAACTGTTGCCAGCCCTCCCAGTGCCCGTTATAACCATACTGCGATAGCGTACGGGGCTACAAACTATATTTTCGGGGGACAAAACGGGTCAACTTATTACGATGAAATGTGGGCGTTGTATCTTGACAGTGACCCTATCTTTGATACATGGACTCAAAAAACAGATGCTCCTGAAGCGCGTGCCGGGCATGTTGCCGTTGTGTCCGGTTCCAACGTATTTATTAACGGTGGTACATCGGGCAGCGACAAGAAGAGTACTATTGTTTATAGCATTACCGGCAATAGCTGGGATGAAAAAGCAGATTCTGACGACGCAACAGTGGGGGCTTGTGCTCTACTTTATGGCTCATATCTTTATATGTTTGGTGGACTCATTTCGGGTTCAGCGTCTGATAAGTTCGCAAGCTATGGCCCTGTTACTGCAAATGCTGTTGATCTCGGAATCATACAGGATGGCGACACTATCACAACGCTTAAACGCTACTATATGGTAAGAGCATATCTTACAGGCGCTACAGACAGAGATGAAACTTCGGTATTAAGCAGTATCCGCGCTGATTTCTCAACCTATCTCGACGTTATTCATCACACTGAGCCGGGGAAAATAAGCGGAATCACAAACATATCGACCCTTTCAACCTCTATTGATGATTTTGAAAAGTCATCGATTAGTTCTATTACTATTACATTGCCCTTTGCTGCCAGAATATCAAAATGGATGGCTGAAAGAAAACCAAAAAACCGCATCGTTAAAGTGAAATTTGGCTTTATCGACCCGTCTTTTACTTATGCTGATTATCTGGATGTTTTTTACGGACAGATTTATGATGCTGAGATAGCACCTGACAACAAGGTCAAACTGTTAACCAAAAGCTTTCACGCCGACTGGAAAAAACAGGTACCCGAAAGCTGGAATAGTGTCTCAGATAACGTGACATGGGAAAATATACACCACATTGATGTCATGCTCGATATTATTCAAAATTACTTGGAATACCGTGATTCAAAGATAGATTATGCCTCTTTTTATACTGTCAGGGCCGCATTGCCGGGCTGGAAGGTTTCCCGGACAATAACGAATGACCCGGTAGAAGCAAAAGAGCTGTTGGAAGAACTGCGCCTCCTTACATCATCTTATTATATTTTACAAGGGACCGGAAAGGTTTCTCTAAAACGGTGGGATAGTACCGCCTCTGCCGTGGCCTCTTTGAGAGACGCTGATTTTTTGGAAAGGCCTACCTGGAAGGGTAATTATAAAAGCCTTATTAATCATTGCTTTACTTACTATGATTATGACGGTACCACAGGGGACGAGGCTGCGGACTTCAATGAACTTGATGCTCATGTGAGAACAACGTCCCGAGATAATTGGCAGGAAAAGGCCTATAAAATCATTAAGGATAAATGGACTGATGTTCTTGACGCCTCGCAGGTCATTGCACGCCGTGAAGTTATCCTCGATCGATACGAAGACCCTCCACCCATCATAATGGTCAGCATTGCCGCTAAATGGATAGCCCTGGAAAATGCCGATTTTATAGACCTAACTACCCGAAACTATCCGTCAACCACTTTTACCGGCTGTACTGATAAAAAATTTCAAATAGTTAAATTAACCCCTGACTGGCTGAAATCACGGATTAGTTTAATAGTGCTGGAGGTTTAAAAGTGGCTGAATTACAGGAATTAATTCACAGACGGGATTGGAATCAGAAAGACTTTTTTACCGGTCTGTATAAAAAAGACCCTGAAACAGCCCGCGATTTGCCAATCTATTCGGCTAAGTTACAAAACGGTCTCCATGATATTGAGCCAGACGGAACCTTTGTCGATATTGATACAACTATTGATGCCGTCAAAATTGGTGTAACAAGTCACAGGGTACGCCGGGGTCGTTACGGTGAATTGCGCTTTGGTGACTCGACAGGTAATAATAAACACCTGTGTAAAATCAAATACAAATCAGGCAAGGGTGTCTCTTTTAAATACCAGGGCGCTGATTGTGATTATCCAGTTATTAAAGATAACCGTCCTGTCTTTGTTGCGTCGCCTGGTGTGAGCATTGAGCATATTTTTACAT